TTGTTCTGGCCTTATTGGTAATTGTCTTGCTTGACAGAATAACAGTATCTGAACCGGACAGGGTGTTAAACGGTGTATCCGCAGAACCAAAGCCAGACAAGAATACACCACCCATAATGTATGGTGTATTGACACCAGCAGATGCCTTATCAGAGATAGTCCACGGGAAGAAAGCCTCAAGCTCCAAGTCAAGGACAAGGATCTTGTTAAACTTATGCGCCACAGTCTCATCATTATCAGGATACATCCAGTAGACACGCTTATTCAGGCGGTCAAAGATAGAGACAACCTGTTCTTTCTTGTCGTTACTGATACCCTCAAAGAAACTCTTGATAGGCTGCGAGATTTGCTTAACAGCTTCCTGTGCCCCAGCCACGTTACCATCTGTAGTGACAGCGTAGATACCAGAGACATCCCAGAAAATAGGAGTACCCATAGCATCCACAAGGCTTCTGGCTGTGGAGATACCAAACGGGGAGAGCTTTCTGATATAGAACTCAGAAGCCTTAAAGATCTGGTCAACACCACCAATAATCCAGATACCGTTCTGGGCAAACACAAGAAGGGCTGAACCCATTGTAAACAGTTTACGGATATTAGAAGCATCAGGAATCAGAAGGTAGCCACCATCCGAGTCCACAACACCCGCAGAATCTTCTTCTGTCGGATCAGACATCTGGTGATAACGGTCATAGTCAGCATCAGACTGAATAACTCTGGAGAAGAAAACCTTACCACCGTTCTTAGACGAGTCCAGACCAGCGAACCACACACGCCCAGCGTATGCAGCAGTAGTTCTGAATCTGGCAGTCTCTATCTCAGTAGGAAGATACGCGCTTGTGATATTAGAAACATCCTGCCTATCCTTACTGAAGAAGTTCAGGATATAGTGACCAACCGGGGCAAGAGTATTACCAGCATAGACCTTTTGAAGGCCATCAGTATCCATATTCATGCTGGCGTTTTTAGCCAACCACCAAGGTTTATTCCTAGGAGGATAAGTAGTCTCTTGACTATCCCAATATTCCCAAGCAGATTGCTTAACACCATTAACGAGTCTACCAGTGTTAGTAGAGTACCAGCCCATATTGTACAGGTCATACTGATACTGAATGAAGTCAGCACTTGTTGTAGAATTACCAAGATCTCCAATAGCAGGTTCAAGATCGTAGTTATTCTTATTAACACCAGAGTTAGTAATGTCAGTATACTGCTGGTCAAAGTCTCTGATATTCACAGTAATAGCATTAACTTCAATACTATTGGTAGAAGAGGTATACTTTACTCTGATAGGGTTGATAGCGGCAGATGTGATAATCAACTGACCGTTAACAGAAGCACCCTGAATAGGTTCTTCAGCAGGATTAAAACTGTTAGCAGCAGAGTATGTAGTCAGAGAAATGCTAAAAGACTTCTGACCAGCAGAAAGGGTAGCATAAGACTTATCATAGAAGTAAACGGTATTGTTTACCTGAACAACAAGGAACTCAGTACCAGATAGGCCAGAGACGTTAGACCAAGTAAAGCTATGAACAAAGTCACCTTCTTCAACAGTAAAGGTACTTTCCTGATAGTTATCTTCGTATTCGATACCTTTACGTCTACGTCTAGCCCCGTTCTTCAACAGGTCACAGTTAAGTTCGTCAGAAGAAGCATTCTCAGGAAATGTCATTTCAGAGGCTTCTGTGACAAGCCCCTTAACAAACGTATTAACAACTTTCTGAGAGTACTTCTGGGGCATTATTCTGCTTCCTTAACTGTCTTTAGAGGCTTTGTCTTAAGTTCAGGGACTACCGTATCTTTGTACTTGTCAGCCCATTCCTTGTCCTTGGTAGGCTTTGCGTGTTCAATCCAGAATGTAAGATCCTTAAGAGCTTCCCTTCTGCCTGTGTATGTACCCTGCAACTCCGCAGGAACTTCACCATTAGAGCCTTCGTATCTGATCTTAAACATTGCAAATCCATCATTGGACTTGTAGATCTGAAAGGCATTTATTCTCTTATCAGTCGTGATGGTCAGGGTCAGGCCATCTTCACTTTCTTTAACGTCCATAATCATTCCTTATGTTTTCTTGCTTAACCTTCCATCTGTTGTTCTTCTGGAAGTATCTGTGCTTACGTGCAAACTGTTCAACCTTAGGATCAGGCCCACCCTTAAGCATGGAGAAGGCTCTGTTCTTGCACTCAGCAATAAAGTACGGGAAGATAGTGTCGTCCATATCTGGAACAGCAGAGTCACTCACAGTAAACGTGGGGATCTTTGTACCAATCACCATCGTCTTAGAAGTCTGGAGTGTTGTATCCACTGTTGCCAGATATGAATCGAAGCAGAGGTATCTATCATCGAAAGATGTGTAATAGTCAGGCATCTTATCGTTCAAGATAGGCAGGGAAATCCCTGAAGTCGGATCTGTGACAATAATTACATTGGATGCAGAGGAGTCCCTCTGGAGAATATTCGAAACAAATTCAGTCGGTGTAAGATAAGGGATAAGTTTATATTCGAGTTCTCCAGAAGTTTCAGAGACATTGTATCTCAACTCCTTTATTTCTGTTACAGAGTTAGCGTCCATGAAGTTAGGTTTAGACGAATTACTCAAGCCTGTAACTGTCAAGAGTTCGTCATGCTCTGGAAGATCAACCGTAGTAATGACATCGTAGAAGACAGACTGACAGATCTGTGCAATCTGAGCAGACTCTACGGTATCAGAAATAGAGTTGACTTCATCAGAGTCCATATCGTTCAGGATGTCCTGAACAATCTCCAGAAGTGTCTTTTTAATTGTAGCCATTAGACTCTAGCCTTATGAACTCTGGCAGAGATAACACCAATATTGATGATGTTGGCTGTGCCTGTGTTTGTGGTAAGGTAAATCTTAGCCCCGTATGAAGCCATAGCCGTAGTAACAGGGAACATAGAAGATTCAACAACTGTCTGACCAGCACCCTTAGTCAGGGCCACAGTCTTATCACCGAGCAGAGTAGTATAGTTTGTACCATCATTAGAACCATACATCAGCATATTCATGTAGGCAGGGGAACCAGAAACGGAGTAGACGTTATAAGTAAATGTGATGTTATGGAGATCCCCAGCAGCCACAAAGAGTAGCTTTTCAGTATTGACATCAAGCAAAGATGAGGTAGTACCAGCAAAAGAAATAGGAAGCTGAGTCACCGTATCAGCAGTTGTGAAAGGGACAAGAACTTCTGTAGTAGAGATAGCAAGAGCATTAGTACCAACATAGGTAGTATTCGTATACTTACCCCAGCCAGTACCAGAGAATCTGGAAATCGGTGCCCAAGAACCGGAATCTTGATTACTACCAGCGGCTACATAAACGTCATAAGCTGAGGCCGCAGCGATACCCTTCGGCTGGTGTCTTTCTGCATCAGGAATTGCGGAGTGCTGAATATTAGCCATCTGTAGTCCTCTTAAGGGTAAGTGGGAGAGGCCACCATTGACCCCTCCCGTTTAGTGCATTAGATGTAGCGAATGACCAGCTTGCCAGCACCCGCAGACACCGTGCCACCCTTTGTGGTGTACACGTAAGCATTGGCAGAGCCAACATTTGTGTACACACCAGAGGCAGCAGCAGCGAGGGCACCATCACACAGCAGACCCTTGGTAGCAGCCAGATTGGCCTGAGTACCGAGAGTAGAGGTGAGGATACCGTCAGCGTCAATCACGGTGCCATCCTTCTGGGCCAGACCAATCGTCAGCGTACCAGAAGTACCAGCCATAGCTGTAGTAACCTTCAGGTGAGCATTGATGATGATAGAGCCAGCAGGGATGAAAGCTTCGTGACCATCCGCAGCAGCGGTGATGTTTGTGGACATATCGGTAATATCAAGGACGAGTTCCTTAATAGCACCATCAGTCTCCAAGCCAGCACCAGTCTGACCAGCCTCGGGGTTCTTAAAACGAACCTCAAGACCATCACTATTTGTCCAATCAGCCATAGTTTATTCTCCTTTACTTATAAGATTAAACAGACGGATTCGACAGAACTGTCACAAGGTTTTCCGGGCGATACAGCTTGACGCCGTAACGAGCAGTCGTCACGAACTCTGTACGCTGGAAGTCCTTGTTGTACTCAGTATCCACCTCAGGCATCTGTCTCCAAGCACCAATGAACGGTGTCACTGTCGAGTCAGCAGAGAAGAACAGATTGGCCTTGAAGCCAGCCGCATTCACAGACTCAAGAGTTTCCGTACCGATTGTGGACAGACGCTGCGAGGTGTACACATCGAAGCCGTACACGTTACGGACGAAGCGCATACCAGTGGCAATACCGCTGGACACGATACCTTCAAACATCGGGTTGTTGCTGATGTTCGACAGATTCGTGGCTGTTTCAATCGTGTAAGCCACAGACGGGTCCACGATAGCCACGCGGTTATTAGCCGACACGTTAGCCTTGTTCAGGGACAGGTTAGCGCGAGCAAAGTCGTTCACAGAGATCACGTTGGACGAACCTGTAGCCACATAACGATGCTTTTCACCGTTGATGGCATTGGTGTTGCCAGCGGTCTGCTGCGACTGGAGGCCGAGGATAGCTTCCTCAACGTGTTCCATAATCGCACGCTCCTGCTTCGGCACGAAGGACGAGATGAGTTCGTTCATGTAGAACGCATCCTGTTCGGCCTTCTTGGTCACGTAAGTACCAGACGAGAGGTACTCAGTGATCTGGAAGGTGAACTGCCCAGTGTCGAGCGGACGATACTTAATCGCCTGATCTTCCGAGTAGTCATCAACATACGCCTGACCGATAGACGGGATCTTGAAGGTATCACCATCGGGGAACTCGGACAGCCAACGCACGTACTTAGTAGCCTGAAGTTCATCAAGCAGGATCTCCTTAAGCTCACGCGACCAAACCTCTGCGCGAGTAAGGAGAGAAACATTACCAGTTGTCATACCAGTCATTTTATTCTCCTATTAAGATTAAGATTTGTAGAACTTCTCACCAAGACGAATACGATCTTCCATCAACATTCGCTGAACCTTGGGAGAGTAGTAAAGACTCTTGTTATCCTTACGAAGCTTCTGATAGTAATCGAAAGTACGATCAGTGCCAGTATTAGTAAGAGTCTCAGATCTGATGCTAGAGGGTGTCGTAACACTATCAACCTTGACATTTGCCTTAGCACCAATAAGCTGAAGGAAAGCTGTAGGACTTTCAGCCGCAATTTCCTTGAGTCGTTCAACCGACATACCAAGTTCTGAAGCTTTAGCCTTAACCACCTCAGCCGCTTTATCACCATACTGAGAAACCACAGCGTCATTGGCAACAGCAATATTCTGTTCCAGTGTACGTGTCTTTTCCTTTTTGGTCATAAGCTGTTCTACAAGGGCTTCAATAGTACTCGCATCTTGGGTGGTGTTCCCATTGGCAGAGTTACCAGTATTAGTACCCATTGCCGGATTGACTGTACCAGTATCAGTCCCCTTGTCCTGCAATTTGGTCAGAAGTTCCTTAGCATAATCCTGCTTAGAGACTTCTTCACGAAGTTCATTCAAGGTCTTTGTAATCTCTTCGATGTGACGGTCAGCTTCGAGCTTACCCTTCGCCAGAGATTCAACATCCTTGAACTTCTTACCTTCACCAACAAGCTGAGTTACAAACGAGTCATTGGTCTGACTTGTAGCATCCCCAGCCGGGGCAGTGTTCTCCGTGGTCGCGGAGGTAAAAACATCAGTCATTTGTCTTCCTTCATGTTTATCAGGTTAATTACCTCGGTCAAGGCTCTATCATAACCATTTCTGTCTGCTTGTTTATAAGCCCATGAAGGGTTATCGTAATCAGTGGATAGAACCACCTCGGTCTTCTTCTCCTGCAAGAGTTGTTCTAGTCTTTCCAGTACATCCCTTGCAGAACGAACTTGTCTCTT